CACCACTTTCAAATGCCTGTGTATTATCTAATTTAAAAAGAATTTGATTAGTGGTTCCATCGAATGTGTATGTATATGCGTTTGGTGTTATAAATACCCCATTAATGTAAACTCTAAACCAACCCTTAGTATCAAATGTACCTCTAAGTTCTTGTGGTAATATAGGTAATTCTACATTTGTTAAATAAAAATAAGAGAACTTATTTGTTACCCCATCTGCTGTTTCATCAGGATATAATCCTTTATTGATACCAGCATCAGCAGAACCTCTAATTGCTACAAAATCTATAACACTTTGGTACTCATTATAAATATTAGGATTTGAGAATCTCATACCTGTTAAGTCGGTTTCTATACCCCATACAACTTTCTTAGGAGTGAATGATTTTTTAACAGTTGGCTTCTCATCATATGTTTCTGGAAGTAGGTATGCATTAACTACCATTGTAAAGGAAGTTCTGATGATTCTTTCTGAACCTTCTCCTACTTCTTGTTGATTATCAAACGAATCGATACGAGTTCTAAATTTGTATCCCTTTTCACTTCCCCAATATCTATCAGTTGCATATTGAAATGCTTCAACTATGGTGTTCATATGTTCAGTAAATGATGTCCAAATCATTACCTCATATGTTACAGTTACATAATCAGGTACCGAAACTTCATATTGTTCAAATGCTTTTTGAGCATCTGGTTGTAATGAAAATCTTTCGTATCTATTTTTTTTAGAATATTTTTTATATGCAGGAAGAGTATTTACATCTTTAAATTGTTGTAATGTAGAATCTCTTTCAATAGAATTTCGTTTGAACATTATTAACGGAATCTGAATCTTGCCTCTTTGGTCTCTCAGATATCCTTTTGCTCTAGCATTATTCCATCGTTCAGCATTACCATATAATAAAGGAACTTTAACTTGATTCCCATGTTCTTCAACATCAGGTATCACAGTATCCACCATATACTCAGCAATAGTAGTATCTACATCTAAAAGTTTAACCCCTTTAGTGTATTCCTTATCGATTCCTCGTTGTAATGCCCTATTTGTTTCTTTCTTATTCATTAAATAACTCTCATTTCAGTTTGAATAGAACTTCTTCTAGTCATAAATGTTGATGCAATGATTGAGAATTTCTCCCCACTCTGTCCACCAATTAATTGGTCTTCTCTTACATTATCAATTTCAAAGTATGCATCATTATGCATTATAATATCTCCAATCTCTGGATAGAATCCTTTTCCTTTTAAAGAAATACGATTAAATCTAAATTCTACATTTTGTCCACTATCAGCACCAAATCCTTCATATGAAACCGAAGAATCATCTCTTTCAATAACAGCACTACATTCAGTACCTTGGAAATAAGATTTATTTAGGGATTCACCATAAAGGTTAGTTGATATATCTTCAATAGAAAGCTTGAATAGAACTACTGTTGTTTCAATAACAGCATCTACTAATTCTTTTGAAATAGATTCAAAAAATCTTATATCTCTATCTAATGCAAATCTTGGCATTTTATCCTGTGTATATCGTTAGTGGAACTTTTCGTAACATTTCTTGCTGATAATTAGATTCGTTATTTCTAATTTCAAACTGATTCTTTCTACTTAGTTCTTCTAAGTTTTCTCTGAGTTGTTCAATCAGAGCATCTTTTTCAGTTTGAGCCTCAGCTCTTAATGCACCACCATCTAACGATATTTCGGAACCAGGAATAGGTACTGAACTATATTTTTCTCGGATTGCTCCTAATAGTTCTTTAGCCAAAGCAAGTGAATATTTTCTAATCCATTGTCTACCAACATCATTAATAGTATGATATTGTATAAAATTATATCCAACGTTAGCATAATCAGAAACTACATCTGCAGATACATTTGTTGAATTTTGAATAAATTCGTTTCTTACAAAATATTCAAACCACATTTTTTCTGCTTTCTTTGGTATTGGAAATACTTGTAATTTATTATTTGTGATATTAAATGAGTGTGCCGATTTTCTTATTGTATCATTAAGTTCAATTGCTTGCATTCTTAATAAGTCTTGAAACATTGGCATCATAATAAATTGAGATGCTGGGGATAATTCCCCAAATCCAAATTCATCCATTAGATTTTTACTACCTACACCACTTCCGGCATATGGGTCAAAGAATCTTGCCGATGCAGGTGGTGCTTCGTGAAACACTTTTACTACATCTATTCTATTAGCACTTTCACTTACATTAGCGAAAAGAACATCCAAATCATAGATTTGTTGTCCAGCAACCATATCAATACTTCCCTTTTTAATATCAGTATTACCACCTACACCAGATAAAGTACCATATGCATCTGATATGCCTATTATATCTGCTAAATTGGAACCTTGAACTAATTTTCCACTATAATTGGAACCTGTTGGATTTCCTTTTAGTGTATCTAAGTTGTTTCTAATATTAAATTGGTTTACTTGTGCGGCATATTCTGAAGTTGCTTCTTCAAAACAAGCGAACAAACTCTCATCAACTAATTCGACATTTTGTACAGGGTAACCTAATCGTTTTGCACACCAATTAGCAACTTTAGGAGCATCTGATTGAAATACTAAATCAGAATCGTAAGTACCAAAAGGAGTTGAACCCGTGGCGAATGATGATGAACCGGGATATATGTATTCTACTGACATGAATTATTTCCTCTATTTTGTTATCGTACTAATAAATATAAAGAAAAAGAAGAATAGTGTTTTTATTCGGAGCATAAAAAAAGAGGGGAACTTTCGAACCCCTCTAATTTAATTAATCTGAACTACGTTCCGATTAGATAGATGCTAAATCTTTGATAAAGATTTTACCATAGTATTCAGGTCTAACCATCTTCTTAGCGTATCTCGTCATAACTCCTCTTCTTGGAGTGAAGTTATTCGGGTCATATACTAATGGAGTCATAATTAATGGTACATAAGGTGCGTAAACTGCTCCTGTTTCTAGGAAGTTTGAACCTCTAAATCCTAACAAGATTTCGTTTGAAGTCATGTAAGGGTTTTTGTACACAGTATATCTGTTAGAAAGTGAACCAACATTTGTTACACCAGCAGCGAAAGATGAAGCATCTTTGTCAGCTGAGATAGAGAATGCAGGAATAGATTCTAAGATAGTACATACATCAGGAGAAGCAACAACGAAGTTAGCTCCACCTCTTAAAGTCAATTGGTGAATCTTATTAGATACTTTGTTTAATTTAGTACCTAAAGTTTGGAACCAAGTGTTCTTTTGGTAAGCAACTGAAGAACTTCCAGCTGACCAAGTTGAACCATTGTATTCCTCACCGATTGTAGCTGACCAGTATTCAGTAGTCAATGCGTTAGACTTTAACATATCTAAGATTTCTAAGTCAATCTCTAAAGAGATATAGTCAGATAACATAGCAGTTAATTCAGCCTCAGCATCGATTGAATGGTAAGCGTTTAAATCCTGTGCTAATTCAGGAGTCCATACAGCCTTTAGTTTTCTAGTCTTAGCAACAATTGCTTCAGACTTTAATTCTAAGTCAACTTCAGGAATATCCAAATTACTTGCAGAACCATCAGTATCTTCAAAATCACCTCTTGCGTAATCAGCAGGTACTACTGAATGCTTTACAGTTACAGTGTTTTGGTCAACATCAGCAGTTGTTCCAACGAACAAATCTACTTTAGACGAATCAGCAGCGTTTACTCTGTTGAATTGTCCGTAGTTAAGTCCATCGATATCAGTTCCAGCAACAACGAAAGATGAAAGTGCATCAACATCAGCAGTTGCTCCAATAGAAGAAATAGCTACAGTTAATATTTGAATATCACCAACTTCAACTGAAGCAGATAATGCAGCATCAAATCCTACATCAGCATGTGATGCTGAATCCCAAGTTTGAGCACCTGTTGCAATTGCAGCAGATGTAGCTTCGTTTACAGAGTATCCGAATGCACCAGCACCGTATAATCCATTCTCAGCTGATTTAGTTTGACCAAATCCAGCACCAACGTTAGCACCACCTGCACCACCGAATAAAGAACCATCAGCACCAGTAGATTTTCCACCAGTTGCAGTTCCGTATTTGAAGTCTAGATAGAATACAAGTCCTGAAGGTAAGTTCATTGGTTGTACACTAACGAATTCTTTAGAAGCAATCTCGCCAAAGATTCTTCTTACAAGAGGAAGGGCTACACCACTCCACTCTTCACTATTTGCGGCAGCTCCAGTAGAACTTGCCTCATCAAGCAATTGTTTTGCTTGGTTTTCTAAAAGAACAGACATTGCGCCTTGCTCTTTTTCGTTTAAACCTTCTAGAAGTCCAGTTTGTTCCCATTTACCTTTTAGTTGTCTTGTTTCATTCAACATTACAGCTTGTGGGTTCTTTCCTTCCATTAGTTTAGATAAATCAAAATTTGCCATTTTATTTTTCTTTTTTAATGTTAAGTTAATTATTTAATATTAGCCAATTGTTTAAATCTTTCGGCTAAAGTATTTGTGTTCTCAGAAATAATGTTTTTTACTGGAGCAGTTGAAGCAACTGGTTTAGAAGCACCTTCCGATACTACTTTCTTAGTTCTTTTCTCAGTTCCTGTAAAATTCATAGATTCTGCTAACGTAGCGTAAACTAATTTTACTTCTCTAACAGATGTTGTTCTGTCTAAGTTTTCTACAACTTTAGATTTTTGTTCGTTGGTTAGGTTATAACCTCTGAATAATCTATTAGCGTACAATAATTTTGCATTAAGAAGGTTTACTTCGTTGATAGTAGATTGTAAAGATTTCACAGTAGTGTAAGCTTCTTCTAACTCAGTTTGTAGTTTAACTACCTCTTCGTTAGCTTCTTCTTCAGCTACTACTTCTTCTTCCATTTCTTCTTCTTCTCCGTATCCCATTTCTCTCAAGATTTCATCCAAGTCGATTTCATCTTCATCTTCTTCTTCTTCAATTTCTTCTTCCTCTTCTGAGATAGTTTCTTCAACTTCCTCTTCTGATTCTTCTTCTTTGATTTCAGATTCTTCTTCAGATTCTTCTTCTTTGATTTCATCTTCAACTTCTTCTTCAGATACTTCTTCTTCAGAATCCATTTCCTCTTCGGAAACTTCTTCTTCATCTTCCATACCCATTTCAAGTTCTTTGATGATAGCTTCTAAATCTAATTCATCTTCTTCAGATTCTTCTGATTCTTCTACTTCTTCTTCAGATTCCATCTCTTCGATTTCCTCTTCTTCTTTGTAGCCTTCCTCAACTTCTTCTTCTTCAGATTCCATAGTTTCTTCAACTTCTTCTTCTTCAGATTCTTCCATTTCTTCTTCTTCAGTTTCAGAAATTTCTTCAATTTCTTCTTCTTCAGATTCAGATACAGCGTCCTCTTCCAACTCATCACCTACCTCTGCAGTTTCTTCTTCAGATTCAGTTCCAAGTTCGGTGTGTGCGTCAGATGCAACATCAGATGGTTCAACTGGAGATTCTTCATCACCTTTACCAATATCACTAGAATCTAACTCTTCTTCCATTTCTTCCTCTTCACCTTCCATTTCAGCTTGTAGCTTCTTTGATAGGATAGATTGTAGTCTTGGAGTAAAAGCTTCTTCTAATGCGATTTTAGCGTTAGCGATAGCAGTTTCTCTTACAGCCTTAGCATCCGCAATTGCTTCTTTTAACAATTTTGAATTTGCCATTTTACTTTGTAATTTTTGTTTTTCTGAAGTTATTCGAGAAACCTCAATGTAGAATTTGTGTAAAATTGGTTGTTCGGTAACTAAACATTAAAAGTTAGTATTCATTAACCAATGAACCCACATAGACATGGGTTATTATAAGAATAAATATATAAAAATTTATAAAACAATAAAAAACTAAAGAAAATAATAAGTTTTTTATAGATTTAGTGTATAGGGTTATTTTTTAATCTTACCCTTTTTGATATCTCTTTGTAGTTCTGCACCTGCTCCTAACAAATCATTTATTGATTGGTCGATTGGTACACTACGATATTTAGAAAGTTTTCTAACTGCCATCATTACGATTCGTTTCTCTTCAGTAGAGTATCCTTCGTTTATTACTGATTCACCAAATTGTTTAGTAATCATTTTAAACATTTTGTTATTAGGTCTACCAGCAATTGCTCCTACAAATGCCATTCTATCTTTTAGATTTCCCTTTTTTACAAAGTTAAAAAGTTTCTTTGCATCAATATTATGTGTATTAATAAAATCATCAACAGCAACACCACGAGTACCAGTAAATCCAGCGATTCCCATTGCTTCTTTACTAGCCGCTTCGTTAATAGATTCTTCATTCATTTCAGAGATAGCCTTTTCTCTTAGTATCTCTCTTACAATTTTTCTAAGTTGTTCTTTCATCTTTGGTAATCCTTTATGTGTTGTTTTTGCGAAATCTTCTATTTCCTTTTCACTCATTCTATCAGCAATTCCTTTTATTTCATCTGAAACTTCTGAGGATTTTACTTCACCTCTTTTAAATGCCAATGCCAATCCAAATAATTTTTGTTGTTGTTGAGATTGTGCAGGCATCTTATTACATTAAGTTTTTTAAACTATGATTCTTAAATCCATTAGAAACTTTACCTTCAAATATTGATTGTATTTTAGCAGCCAATTTCTTACTACCATTCATTTTTAAATCAAATGCAATAGCATCTACTGCTGTTTCACCTTCCCATCCAGATTGATTAGTTGCTAAATGTGCAATTTCATCAGTACCTTCTGCTGAATCATAAAGTTCAGAAGAGAATACAGTATTCTTTCTCCACTCATCATATTCCTTAGAGAATACATCTTTTGGTTTGTCTGGGTCATTCATTGGATTAGAATCCCATTCAGGTTTATCTTCTAATATTGAAATTAGTTTTCTTGCTTCAGAATGAAAGTTTGCATCAGTTAGTGCTTCAACAGCTGCTTTACTCATTCTACTTTCGTATTCTTCTTTACCTAATTTTTGTGGAGTGATTCCCAACTCTTTTGCTTTACCATTAACGGCTTTGTTTATTTTAGGATTACCAGCTCTTTCTTTAGTTGAATCTTTAGTAGGTTCATCTTTCTTAGGTTCTTCACCTTTAAACGTTTTTCCTAATTCCTTAGCGTAAGCTACTGCATCTTTACTATTTTTAAAAGTTTTGTATTCATCACCACCATCTCCAAAACTTACAGCTATACCTTCACCACCTTCTTCTTTTCCAATAAAAATAGCTTTATCAGTATCATTATCAATAACATATTCAATAGTACCAGTATTTAAATCAATATCACTCATACCATTAACACCCAAAGCTTTGTTTAATTCTTTTTCAACAGAATCAGCTGAATCTTGTGTCATTTTACCATCTTTACCATACTTTAATTTAGCAGGTTCTGATTTACTAATAGCTTGTTTGATAAGTCCTTTTAAATCATCTACTTCAGCATCAATTGTATCTTTTTGCATTCCCCACTCTTCATTATCCTCATCTCTATCAATATCTTCTAAATCGTATTGTAGATTAGCCAATGCCTTTAAGTTATCTTTAATTTCATTGTAATCTTCATCTGATACTTTCCCTTTAAGAGATTTTACTGTTGATTTAAAATCTTTTGCATCATATGCATTATCTATTGAATCTGATGTAGATGGTTCTGATTTATCTTTCTTATCTTTTTTCGGTTCATCATCTGATGGGTACGATAGATTATACCATTTTTTAGATGCCATATCCGAAACAACATTAACATCAGAAAAAGCCAATTTTTTTAATTGTTCTTTATCTAATTTATTAATCAAAGATTTTTCTAATGCCTTTTTTTGTTCTGGTGTTTGACTACTTACATTTTTATATTGAACTTTGATTGCATCAATAAAATCATCTGTTAGATTAAATGGTTCATCTTTTTTAGGACTATCAGGTGCATCATAACCGGTATCTTTAGAGAACATATTTGGTTTCTCTTTCTTAGATTTATCATCTTCTTCAGAATCCTTATCTATCTTAGAATGAGTACCAGCCTTTACAGCAGCATCTCTACTATCTTTTGATTTAAATACAGAAGTTTCACCACTCTTTTTAGATGTTGCAGTAAATGTTTCTTCTTCCTTTAGTAAGTCAGTTAGTTTAATCATAGTATTATATATTATTTCTTATCACCTAAACGTTGTTTCATAGTATCTACATCCATATCAGCTATTTCATAGTATCTACCTAAGATATTTCCCATATCTTCATATAACGCATGTAATCTTTCATCTAAAGCCTTAGCTTCAGTTGCAACCTTTTCGAATGATTTATCCATTTTCTCCAATTCACTCATATTACGTTTGATAGTTACTTTATCAAACCAATCATCAGCTTCAGAAAGAGTTAATGTTTTTGCAGCCTCTACTATTCCACCTAATGTTTCAGCAGTCTGAACAATATCAGATTGTCTATTCATTTGTTCTTGGAATGTTTTATAAGTAGAAATGATTTCTAAGAAATGTTTCTTTACCTCATTTGTTAAAGGTCTATTAGCTTCAATAGATTCTGATAATGAAAACTTACCATCAACAATCTTTACTTCGTTAATGTTAGTTTTTCTAATATCATTATATCCTTTAAATACATTAGTTTCTTTTTTGCTCTCAACCTTTAATTCAAATTTATTGTTGTGAACGTAATCGTATATGTCAAAGTTTTTCTTACTCATTATGCTAGTTCCGTTATAATTTCTCTCATTAAGTTTTGTGCTTTACAAAAATCTCCACAAACATCAGTACCAATATTCTTTACTACCGATTCGTTCATTGGAGTCATAAATGCACCATGTGTAGATGGATTGGAAACAAAGTCCCAACCTATTAGTTCAAAATCTTCACCAACTAAAAGTTTGTTATCTTTCATTGGTTGAGTAGAACCCATACCTCTTGATGAGATACCTAAAAGGATTCCAGCTCTTAATAATTCTTTTAATATATTTCCAGATGGAGTAGGTAAGATTTCAACTGTACCTATTACATCATTACCTTCCCAATGTACTTCTTTAATATTGTGAGATACATTCTTTAAATTGATTACCGAAGAATCAGGGTGGTCTAATTCACCTAATGCTCTTCTTTCTTTAACCAATGTTTGGTATTTGTCAATTTCTCTTTCTAATACTTCTCTTGGATACACTCTACCATTTTGGTTTTCTGCACCTGAACGTTGAAGGACTCCTTTAACTAAAGTTCTACCAGATGAATCTTCATTCACTCTTCCTTCAAATAAGTTTGTTTCTATTAATAGATTCTTCATAATGGTATCCTTATTTATAGTTTTTTAATAACTCAATAAATTCCGTTTTCACACCAGATGATAATCTTTTATGAATTTCGTTTTTAACTAATGTAGGAATTAGATTACTTAATTCAGAATTTTCAACTGTAATCTTATTGTTATTTTTTGATAATACAGGTCTTTCTAAGAATGTATTTATTTCAAAAGTTAATTCTTCAGAAAGTTCAATAGGTAGATTGGTTGAACAACCACCTTCAGTTACTCCACCACATCCACATCCGCAATCGGAATGAGATTCTTCTACTTTATAAGTTTTACCACCTACTTTAAATTCATCATCACCATCTTTCTTAGCTTTAGTAACAGCAGCACCAAAGGCATTACCTTCGTTCTTTTCACCCTTACCATCCCAAGCAGCATCAATCTTATTGAAAAACTCTTTCTTTTCTTCATCAGACATTGATGGAATATCTTTTCCAGCTTTTTCTAATGCTTTTTTAAAGAATGCCTTATAATCACCCTCTTCGGCCATTATAGTTTTGATTGTTTCTTTTATAGTTTCTTTAGTAATACTCATAGTTTAATTTCTGATTATAATTTACTTATGGATGTTACAATGTTGTTTAGTCTTTCTCTAATTCTAAACAAATTCTTTTGTGTTCTTTTCCAATATTGGTTTGAATCTAAATCACCTTCTTTTTTAATCTTACCATACCATCTAAGGAATGTTTCGATTTCAGAAAGTTGCTTATTAACTTGAGAAATTCCTCTACCAATTTTTTGTTTTGGAGAAGATTCATCTTTTTTTAATTCTAACCACCTATTTTCACTAACCCTTTCGTAACCAGTAGATTTGTTGATTCTATCAACAACCTCATCTTCTGGTTCATCATCTTCATCAGTACCATCAGTATCTTTAAACGCATTAGGAGTATTATATCCAGCAATATCACCAGTTGTGGTGGATTCCTCAATCTCCAATTCTTCGTTTTGAATTTCTTCAATTAAATCTTCAACTAATTTCCTTAAACTCATATTTTAACCTTCAATTCTTTTATTAACTCATATGACATCATTATTGATGAAACATGATTATCAGAAACGTTCTTACCAATCTTAGTTTTAGATAGTACTGAGATAGTTTCTGCTAATTTAATTTGAGTTACCTTATCTTTTATTTTAGATTTAATTGATTTTAATTCTTTTATAATAGATGGAATAGATTTTTCCACATATGATTTAAAACCAGTTGTATTACTTAAATTATTAATATATTCTTTTAACAATAACTTTTGGTCATCATTTAGGTTAGAATACTTTTTATTAAATGTTTCTACTAATATCTTATAAGTAAGTAATCTTAAATCTTTATCTTGCTTTTTATAATTTTCAACTAATTTATCTTTTTTGTTTATAGATTTGGTAGCTGGTTTAGATGTAATACTCTCAATAAGAGTAATTTTTGAATTGAATACATCCTTAACATCGTAGTTATCCATCTTCTTAGATTCAAAAATCTTATAGATAGATGCCATCAAACGATAATTAGATATAGGAGAAGATAAGAATTCATCCATATTGAATGATTCGTTAATTTTTTTAATTAGATTATACTTCTCTTTATGTAATTGTTTTTGGTCAATACGATTATGAGCTTCATTAACTGTATCTATGAACTTCTCAGCTCTTGATTCAGAATTATACTTTTCCTTCATAAGAAGTTCATATAATCGTAGCTCTTTATTTAACTCGGTTTTTGGACTAAAAAATTCACTAACGATTTTTTTAGCCTTCTCAGTAGTATCCCCATTTAGAACTTCTAACGTAATTTGTCTTACGAGAAGCTCGAAAATAATACCTGTGTTCTTAAATTTTGAATGTTTTACCCTCTTCATTATGTTTTTATCCTATAATAATATATCAATATACGACATGTTACATCGTATATAAATATAAGTTTATTTTGATTTCCTTAATTTTTAATCATCAATCAAATTAACATCATCTAAAAAGTCTCCGTTTTCACCCATTAACTTTCGTTTTGCTGAAACCCCATTAACATATTCTTTAGCAACTTTTTTAATTGTAGACTCTGTTTTTTTCAATGCCTTTTGATTTTCTTTTTTACCAAGTGGGTCTCTCCCAAGTGGATGTTTATCCTTTCCATAGGTGTTTCCCTCTCTTGGTCTACCACCTTTGTTTTTTAACTCAGTCTTTAATTCTTCTAACTCATCCTCTACATCAGTTGGTTCTTGCTCCATTGCTGGGTCACTTCCTTCATCCTCAATTGAACGATATCTGAACCTATCTTTAAGGTCATTAATAAGTTGAACCTTTTGGAAATCAACCTCATCATCACTAAAGTTAAATATATTTTTATATGCCCAATCTTTAGATACCATATTTAGTGCAGATATATCAGAAACTAATCTAACTTTTTCACTCCATAAGTTTACCTTTTCCTGTTCATAAATAGTAGATGGATTGACTAAATCTAATTCAAAATCTACCATTTCACTTCCCTCAATACCTTGTGCAGCTAAATGTGTTACTGCCAACTTAGTTAATTCAGATATTAAAGTTCTTTGTATTCTTTCGATTGTTCTTGCAAATCTTACATCTTCTGCAGCAAGAGTTGCTTTACCATTTACATTCTCATCATACCCCAAATATGCTTTTGGAATCTTTAGAGCTGCAAACATTTTATTTTTTAAGTAATCAATATCATCAATTGCAGTATATTCTAAACCACCCAATGAATCTATTTGAGTTCCGCTATCACCACCCCTAACAGGTAAAAAGAAATCTTCAGTTAGGTTTTGGATATTATATTTTAAGTTGTAATCTCCAGTTCTTTTATCTACGAATGGAGTTTTCTTCATTCTACCTATAATCTTTTGCATATAGTTATCAACCTCTTGTGGAGGAATATTACCAATATCAATTTTGAAAACTCTTTTATCCGGTGCTCTCATGATTCTATGAATTAACATAGCATCTTCCATAAGAGAAACTTGTTTCCAAATTCTTCTACCATTTTCAATCATTGCTTTTCCATAAGGAAGGAAGTTTGTATCTGATAACAATCTGAAATGTACTATTTCATAGTTTTCATAATCACCTTTACCATTTGGGTCATTATTTACTTTAAACTTAACATAGTTGGGATTACGTTCATCAGTATTCTCTAATCTTTCAGTATCGTAAACTGGAAGTGGTCTTACGTTAATAATACCAACACCCGGTTGTATTTCTTGTAGTAAAAAGAAATCTCCGTACTTAACCATATTTCTTGTCCAAGACCATAGGTTAAATTCTATATTAAGAATATCATAGAAAAGATTTTCTAATATATCTTTTACTTTTTCGTTTTTTGATTTGATTTGTACAACATCTCCAAATTCATTTTTTAATGTTGATTCATCTGCATATATATCTAATGCTGATGAGATAATTGGGTCATTATCCATTGCATCATAATCTCTGAATAGTTCTCTACGAACTTGATGGTAAGCCATTGATTGAGCTGCCATATTATCTGATGCAAAAGACCTTTGTAGTTTTGTGTACCTATCTCTTAAATTCATAAGATTAGTACCTTGTTGTCTATCATCGGTATCAACTACTTTTCTCTTTCCCTCTTTATCAACCGTTACGATTGCTTGAGTGGAAAAGAGTTTCGTTAATCTATCGAAAAATGAACTATTTTGTTGTTCTGCCATTTATACTTTCTTTATGTTATAATCTAACTAAGATACAAAAAATATTTGATATATCCTAATTTTATTACCATGCTTTACAACTCCAATACCTAGCCTTATGTCTTGGTCCTGGTGTATCACAATTATGTCTGGCTCTAAAAGCCTTTTTTCTTGATGGAATATCTTTCTGAATCTGCATTGTTTTCTCACCTGCTTTTTTAGCCGATGTCCCACCATGTCCGAAGTTTACCTTTACAACATTTCCCTTTGGGTTCTTTACATACACTTTAAACTTCTTAACATCACCTCTTGTTGGTTTATTAAGTTTTACCTTTCTACCTTGATATTCGGCTTCATTAATACCCTCTTTCATATTTTTTAGAAAGTGAATAAACTCCTTTAAATCATCATAGTTTTCAACATCATATTCTTCGATGCTTTCATCCAATGATAACTTAAATTCATTGTAAAGTTCTTCTGAGTAATTTTCCATTTATTAATCCTATAATTAACCTATACTATATAAATATAAAACTTTTAATTTATAACCATTTACTTAAATCCTCAATCTCATC